TTCAAAACCATTGTTACTAGAGTTAAACTTGATCGCCTTGCTTGCAGCAGGCGTTACGTTTATGCTATTGAAGTCAACCTTAGAGAGTGCCATGGGTTACTTGTCCCCTAGTAAATCATCCCACACAGCTTTTATCTCATCAATAGTAGTAGCTGAATCAACTTGTGCTGGTAAGTCTCTTAAAGTTTTTTTATTGTTGACAATTGCTGTTGTGCTAGCACTAGTCTCTTGTGCCCTCATAAAATCCAAATCTAATTTTTTTAAAGCTCCAGCTCTTTTAAATCTAATTTTATTTTTCCAAACTTCTTTAGCTTTAGTTATATCTATGGTTATCATTCTCCAACTCCATCTGTTAATTCTGCGTCATCAATAGTCCAAGCATCTCTAAAAGTTCTATCACTTGATATTTCTGACACATCTACAATTTTATATTTAAATCCAGTTGGAACATCTTTTTTAGCAATTTGTTCTATAGTCATAGATTGTAATGCTTCAGGTGCTGGAATAATTATACTTATTACACCATCTGTTTTTTTATATATTATTCTTTTATCACTCATAATTTTTTACCTAAATATACTTGCCATAAGTTGATCGGCATCTGCTACTGCAAATGTATTTCCATCATTATCACATTGTCTTGATGCTACTTCAAAATAACCTACATTTCCACTAGTAGGAACTGTTATCGGAAATTGTTGTCCACTAGTAGAAAGCAATCCTTGACCTAAAGAAAGAGAAACACAATAATTTCCATCAGGCATATTATTTGTAAAATTAACATCAATATTTCCAACTCCTTGATCAGTTAAGCTACTTATATTTCCACTTCCATTAATAGCTGCTGTTCCAGTACCATTAAAACGAACCCAAGCTCTACAACCAAAAACTGTGCCAACTGAACCAAAACCAGAATTAAATTTTAAATTACCAGAACTATCTATTTGTGCTCTATCCGTTCCACCAGTTTTAAAATCTATTTGATCGTCAGTATCCACAGTTATTGATGTATCACCATCGGCATCTAAAAATAATTCACCACCATTAATGTTTAACATAGATGTAGTAACACTATTAGTTGCAGGCGTTACAGTTTGTAATGCTCTTCCTAAAAATACACAGTACATCGTATCTGTCGAAGCTGTTGCCGCAGATAGCGTCAACGCTGTGCCTGTAGCAGTATATGCTTTACCAGATCCAGGTTGTTGTCTTACGTTATTTACAAATAACGCTATCTCATTTTCATTTGTTACTGCGTGATCTAGAGTATAGGAGGTAGTTGCACTCGTAGAAAACTCTTGCGTAGCAAACGAAGTAAACGATTCTGCCGGCTCTGGTCCAATATAAGCCATCTTACGTTATCTCCATTACTGACAATGTGCCTGATAGTTTATCAGCTACAGAACAATCAATTCTTAAAACATCTCCAGCCTCTAATACAACCTTACCGCCCGATAATAATTCAAGCGACGTTCCGCTAGGGATATTCACGTCTTTCACTAAAAAAGATGTACCGTTTGCAGCGTTATTTGCACCAGCACGATTTGATGTTGTACTAACAAGTTCTACCTCTGCAGTTACTGCAGTTGTATTTATGTTAGCCAATACCAATCCAAGAACAACTGTAGTCGTACTCGATGCCACCGTGTACATTGTAAAAGGTGTGCCTGCTGAGTTTGGCTCTGCAGCAAAATTGATCACTTTAAAAGTATTTGCCATTTGTTTCCTCCTAATTCCTTATATATTAACCCAACGCAATTGCAAGAGCTGTCGGATCATCCGTACTAAATCCTGCACTGCTTAAGTATGTTTTAACATCTGTTAACGCCACTTGTTTCATAGTGCCATTGTCATTTGTAACCACTCTATCGGCATCTACTAAAGTTGTAGAACTAGCTGATGTATCACCATCCATTATATTTAATTCTGCAGCTGTAGATGTTACTCCGTCTAGAATATTTAATTCAGCAGCCGTAGATGTTACCCCATCTAGAATGTTTAATTCTGCCGCTGTTGATGTTACACCATCCAAGATGTTTAATTCAGCAGCCGTAGATGTTACTCCATCTAAAATATTTAATTCAGCCGTAGTAACTGTAGCACCATCTAATATTTCTAATTCTGCTTCTGATATACCTGCAGATCCAATAGTTACTGTACCTGCAAAAGTTACATTAGCACCACTAAATGTCATAGCTGTAGTAGGCGTGGATCCTGATTTAATTACAAGTTCTCCACTAGAATTTGTTAAACTACCAAAAGTTGTACCATCATCTTTAAGTGTAATATCTGCTCCGCCAGCATCTAAAATAATATCAGCACCAGCATCTAATGTAATATTACTAGAGTTATCTATTTCTGCAATAACAGGTGTTGTTAGTGTTTTATTTGTAAAAGTTTGTGTCGCTGCTATACCTGCAACTGTATCTGTAGTAGCTGGTAAAGTTAATGTAATATTACCAGAAAAATCTGAGTGAGCGGGTGCTTGTAATTGTGCATAGTGTGCATTTGAAGACTCACAATAAAATCTAACATAAGATTGTGCACCAGAGTTTTTAATAGATATCGCTCCAGATTGCATATCAATACCATTAGATCCATCAATTCTAACAACCCCAGAACCATTTGGCGTTAAAGCAATATTACCATTTGATGTTGATACTAAACCATTACTATTAACATCTAAATCACCACCTAGTTGAGGTGACGTGTCCTCTACAACATTTGATATTGCACTAGATGTAGCAAGCCCTGATACTACTGCTGATCTTGCAATTTTTTTAAGACCACCACCTGAAGTATCAACTGCTAAGAATACATCATCATTAGCAACTGTAGATATTTCTGATAATGAACCTACTGCTATTGAATTAAAGTTTGTACCATCTGCGATTAATAAATTACCTGCAGTGTTTGTGCCCATAGTAATATCATCACCAGATACTGTAATGTCTCCAGTTACAGTTAAGTTTTGTGATATAGTTACATTACCATTAGAAGCAATAGCTATCGCGTCCGCATCAGATGTATGACCTATGTTAGTGCCATTTATAATTATGTTATCAACTGTTAAAGTTGTAAGTGTACCAACCGATGTAAGGTTTGGCATTGCTGTAATCTCATCATCAAAGTATGCCGCTAAATCTGTAACCGCAACTTGAACCATTGTACCGTTATCGTTTAGTACAACTCTGTCTGCATCTGCAACTGTTGTTGATGTAGCTGATGTTCCTCCATCTACTATATTTAGTTCTGCTGCGGTTGAGTCTACAGCTGCAAGTTTAGTTAAGTCTGCTTGTACTAATCCTGATACTCCGTCTAATAAATTAAGTTCTGCTGCAGTTGAAGTAATCGCTGTGCTTCCGAAGGTAAGTCCACCTTCTGGTACAACAATACTACTACCTGATTGCGCTGTAAAAGTATTTGCAGTAAACTGAAAATCATCTGCACCTGCTATTTTAATATCTATCTGGTCATCTGTATCTGCTGTAATACTTGTATCAGCATCGGCATCTAAAATTAATTCGTTACCATCTAAGTCAGTTCCACCACTAAATCCTGCATCAACAATATTTGTTCCATCTGAATAAACTAATTTTGTATTTTTTTCTGATACACCAAAAGTAATCCCTGTACCTGATGCTGTTTTAAATTGTACAGTGTATGCACCTGATGTGCCGTTAGTTACAATGTAAACTTTTTCTATTGAATCTGGTACAGTTACAATAGAGTTACCAGATATTGTACCTGTTAATTTTATAACCGCGTGTCTTGCAACGGATGTAGATTCTGTTGCATCACCATCTGTAATAGTTAATTGTGTGGTCCCACCACTAGTTACTGCTTGTTCTACGTAACCAGCGATTGATTTTTCTACGATTTGTAAGTTAGTATTAGTTTTATCACCCCATGTACCGGCATTCTCGCCGGTTGCCATTAGTTCTATACCAAGATCTGAAAATGTTGATGCCATAATTTAATCCTTAAGGTTTAGGTGAGTTGACTGGTATTCTGATTGTTCCATCTGTATAATCATCTCTTCGTCTTCTACCTATTTGTTCTCCTCCAAATTTTTGTACTTCTTGTTGGTACTTTTGTTCGTATAATTGCAGCATATCAGCTGGACCTTTTAAGAAACCGTAAGTTTCTGCTAGACAACAATATAGCAGACCATTTGGAAAATTCATACTAATATAATTAGTGTCATTATTTTCTAATAATGCTGGCGCTGCATTGTAATGAATTTTGTATGCAAAAGTTGCACTCGGTGTTGGTGATACAATTATAGATCCAGAGTTTGATGAACTTTCTCCAGTCGCCCCTGTATCTAACATTGCATAATATTTTGGTGTTCCAGTAGATGTGGTTGCTGAAATATATTCTTCTAAAAATGTAAGATCTCTTTTTTCTAAATATACATTAGCACCAGTAAAAGTAGATCCAGTTGCAGTATAAACCTGCACCGCTCTAATAAATACAGCTCCTGCTGGCACAGTTACAGTGCCTGTTCCAGATGTAAAATTACCTGTAGATGTTTTTCTATCCGCATCTATTGGTACATCTCTAAAAATTCTATATTGTGCATTTAAAATAATATTTTCTAATACACTGTCTGATAGCACTGTTGTGCTAACTTCTGTGTAGCTTCTTATTTGTGTTTTTAATCCTGATGCACTTAATCCTGCCATTATGCTGATAAACTAACTGGTCCTGCAGACACAGTTGGTCCTCCTCCTTCTTCTGTTACACTTGGAGTTGATCCTAAACTAAAAGTGTATTTATCTGTTGTTGTAACGTTTATACTAAATCCTGAAGAATTTTCATAGGTAGAAAAAGCAACACCACCGGGGCTACCTTGAACATTTCTAAATCTTACAGTATCTCCTGTAGTTCTTCCATGATTTATTTCTGTAACTGTAATTGTTTGAGAACTCGCAGTAATAGAAAAAGGATTATTGCCTAACATAGCAGCAACTTCATTTTCAGTTCTAGCAGGTCTAGCATTGAATAAACCTTGTGAATCTCCTGATCTAGATCTTAATTCTAATTGTGGATGTTTGGCTTCAAATTCAGATTTGTGAACTAGGTGACCATTCCATTCTTTTACCATTTCATTATATGGAAACTCCATCCCTGATCTATCTGATATTGCTTTTGCGTATTTTCCTCTTGCTTGTGCCATTAAGTTCCTGGGTAGTAAGTTTTAGGTGTTATAAATGTGCTAGATGAAGAACCATCTTCAGCTAACGCTCTTGCTAATTCATCTTCGTAATATAATTTCATTGCTTGTGCCGCTTGTGGATTAAACTTTTGAGCTAAATAAAAAGCTAATCCTGAAACCATACAAGGCACAAATCTATATGGTACATCTGTTGCATCTGTATAAGTTGAATCTACATCTTGTATTCTTTTTACAAAAAAGATGTGCATGTCTTTTGTAGCCGCAGTTGCATCAGGACATGGGTAAACAGTAACTGTAGTTTTATCAATAAATCTTTGTACAAAATATTGTGAAGGTGTCCCTTTAGATAATTTACCAGATAAACTAGAGTATGTTGATCTATCAATTTTTGTCATTGCAGAATCGGATTGTGTAGTTTGTGTTCTGTTTTGTCTAAACGTTGCTTCAAGAATATCAGCAACACCAAAAGTGCTTGATCCACTTGTACCACCAACAGTGACAGCAGACGTTCCATCTGCACTAGATCTAAAAAAACTATACTCAGCTTGGCCTTCAATTAAATCAATATTTGTATCTCCTACTTCCCAATAGTGTAAACCTCTATTACCCCATTCTTGAAATAAAATATTTAATGATCTTCTTGCAGATTTTAATTGATATCCAGACGTTACTTGCGAACCTATACGTTCATATGCTTCTGCTATTAAATCATCAACAGCAAAAGTTTTGTCGAAAGTAACTGTGCCTGAAGTTGTGTTGGCCATTCGTTACTCCTAATAATTTTTTATAAATTCTGCTACAACCGTGTAAGTATTTCCAGAATCAGCCGCACCCGGTACAACAAAATTTACATCGTATTGATTACTATTTGAAGACGTATTAGCTGGTACCCCACCAAACTCTCTAAAGTCCCAGTATCCTGAGTCTACTAAAGTTATAATTGGAATATCTCCATCTGAATCTTCATAATCTAAACGAGCAAAAGAATCTTGACCATCGCCATTTGAACATGACCACCATACTCTTTGTAGGGTTACATGTGTGCAAGACTCACCTGCTGCATTAGCTGCAAGTGCAGAAACATCTGCAAAAACAGTTGTTCCGCCTGATCCGTCTGATTGATTTACTATTTTAATAACAACTCTCTTATCGTTTTGTTGTAAGATAGTTGGTCCTGTTACTGTATCTGCCATTTGTTTCCCTCCTTAATTAAGAAACTGTGGGGCCGAAGCCCCACATTAATTTTTAAAATACTGAGTATTCTAATTCTACTGTAAATCTTCCAGCCGTTATATCAGCGTTTACTGCTGTAGTAGCAAAAGCATATAAGTTTTTACTAGCAATCGCCGCCGTAATGTTTGGAACAAAGATGTGGTAGTTACCCGCAGTATTGTTAAAGTTTATATCAACTTCTGTGATTGATTGTGTAGCACTTAATTGTTCGTTAAAAGATGTTACACCAGCACCAACAATTTCAGTTCCAGAGGAGACTGCAGTATTAGTTGCTGTTCCAGATGTTGCACTTAGTGATAAACCACCAGCAAGAGTTTCTCCTGCCGCAGTTGTAATACCAATTAATGCTCTGTGAATGAAAAACTTAGAAGGTG